TGCTTCCCTCTGTCTATTTTTTGCAGCTGCTGTTTTTCTTTTTTCTACTTCTGCTTCAAATTTTTGTGTTATAAATTTTGGCAATCCTTTTGCAGCTTCTTCTGGTGTTGGTGTTGTATTCGCTCTAACAAAACTATTTGTATAAGTTGTACACAATGCTGCTATCACTGGATCATTAAGTTTATCAAATGTAGCTCTTGATACTTGTCTAAAATGAAAGCCTATATTAGTTAATTCTTTATCAATTGCTTTTCCTTCTAACTTTGTTAAGGTTGCAGCTCCAGACATATCTGGTAGGTCAGCACTTATTTGCCAAACGCCTGATGGGTTAGTTGGCAATGTCACTCCTGCTCTAGCGGTTAATGATTGTATATCAATACCTCTATAAGAAGTATGCCAAACAATACCCATGTCCATTTCATTTAATTTTTTTGCAATATCACTATCATCTGGAAATGCATATACAATTGTATTTGGTTGAAATGTTAAGTATCTTTCACCGTCTATTTGTTCAAACTTTAAGTCTGAATTATCAAATAAAAAATCACCTTGAATAATTGTATCCATGTTAACATTTTTATATTTGTTAAATGCTAGCTTAAATTTATCTTTAAGACCTTGACTGAGATCTTTTGAGGCTTCTATTTCTTTTATACTCGTATAGTATAATGGTGTTTTATTAAACAAACTTTTCTTTGCTACAAAAAACTTTCCATCTTCTGGATGAGGTCCTAACCATATAGCTGGAGCTCCATCCCATTTTACACTCGTACCGCCACTTGGTCTGTCAGCATGACCTTTAAGAACATCTCTAAATTCTCTAATAAATTTAATTGCTTCTCTTGTACCGTCTATGTGAGCTAAAAAGATATTATCTTCTAAGTGATTTAAGTGTGTATTTTTATCTGCTTTCTGCATTATGCCATCACCGATTCAAATTTAACTGAGAATGCACCACCTTTGAAGTATACGCCAGTTGCAAGTTTTGATTTATCGTTTGTCACGTTAGCTCCATCAATTTGGAAATATTGTATTCCTTTAGTATTATCATACGAACCTTTAGAACCAGCAACATTACACATAAACCCACCTGGACCTGGTTTTGCTTTTGTAGCATTAACTACAGCCCACTTAATCATTTCATGTGCTATATGAGAACCACCTGGTCTATTTTGACCTTTCTTATATACGCATGTACCTAATCCCATATCATTAGCTTTCTTATCAAATGCTTTAAATTTTTCACCCATCTTTTTAAATATATCAAATTCTTTATGTAAATTGTTATCATATATTGCTTGTCTTAATTGACAAAACATTTCTGCTGATTCAGTTAATTGATCATAATTTATTCTCATTATATCAACAAATCCCTCTCCAATTAGGTTTCTTGCTGCTAATATCTGAGCAGCTAGTTCTCTAAAGTCTCTCAATGAATCCTCAAATCTACCTAAACTAACATCCTTAAAATTTTTATATGCTTTTACTTCCATAGGACCATTTGGTGTCAAAAGGTCGGGTCTATTGAATCCTTGGTTCATCACAACAGATTCACTTAATATGTGACCTGAGTCAGGATCTCTATTTGCGTCGTTATAATTGAAAAGCCAATATAATGCTATCTCTCCAAAACCAATACCAGAGCCAACTTTAACTTTATAAATTTTTTCAAAATTTGCTAAATCGGTTTTGTTATTGGCGCCAATCACATTTTTTGCTGTAGTTGGGCTTACTGTTGTAGTGCCGCCGTGTTTAATCTCTGTACCGGCATTATATTTCTTACTAGTGGATGGTACTTTCTTATGATCTTTACCAAACGTGTCTTGAATTGCTTTTGTAAAATCGTTTACTATCATTTTATCTCCTCGAGCTCAAAGCTCTTTTTAAAGGTTATAATATTATTTATAGAAAATATGATTATCTATTGTGACAGTTTTGTATAAATGATCAGCCCAATATGGATGTACTGTATCATTATGATAATGACTTGCTCCATGCGTGAAGTCATACATTCCGTTAACAAGTAAGGTAGCTAACATGTATGACTCATTCCACGTCTTACTGTCTTCAATATCTTCTGGTTTTCCATCACAAAAATAACTAAACTGACATTGATGTTTTACTGGTACTAAGTTTCCTCTCCAGTTTTCTTTCCATTTAGCTTGATGTACTACACCACAAATTGTATCTGGATATTCTCTCATCTCTTGTCTGTTTAGTATTACATGACCTACAGCTAATCTTCCAGCATCTGATTGATTACCTGATTCAAAATAAATTGCTTCAGCTAAACAAGCAACTTCTCCATTCTCATCCCATGATTTTAGTTCTTGTGACAATGACATTAATATCATAAATCCCATTACTATCCATAATGGTATAAATTGTTTATCAAAACTCATTTTGCATCTCCTTAGCAATTTCTAATACTGTCTTTCTGTTATACCAGACAGCAGAAAATACTTTAGTGTGTCTAAATCCAAAATCTGGATCTATAGATTCTATAATATATCTTGGCAACCCTATAAGTGATCTATCTTTAAACACTCTTACGTCACCATAACTCTCTATCAAAAGTCTCATTATTTTTTCCTTGGAATACTTGCTTCCATGATTGCTGCTTCTAATACAAATTTGAGTCTGTCGGCCATACCTTTACGCTGTGCCTCATCTCCAATCTTAACTAGATCAACAGCGTCGAGGCGACATATCGCCTCAACTATTTCTTCTGGTGTTAATTTACTTAACTTCTCTGAAGCCTGCTGCTTTACCATAAAATCCTACCTCTTCTAATGATTGTACAAGTTTATCAAAGTTGAATGGTGATGGGTTAGTTTCACCGTGATATAGTTCACCGTTTTCATCATGTGATGGATATAATCCAACAGTCATTGGATCATTGATGTAAAGTTGACATCCTTCTAATTCAGGATTAAGAGCAACATATTGCTCAATCATATCTTTACCTACTTTAAAGATTTCTTCGTCTCTTGTTCTAACTTCGAAATCTATAATGTGCATACCAGGTTCTACTAATGTTGGTTCTGGTTGGTTTCCTAATATTCTCACGTTTAACATAAATTTAATTCTCCTTACTTTATCAAATTATACAACTATTATACTAAATTATTGATTATAAGTCAACAGTTGTAGTGAAATAATCTCATAAAAAAAGCCGCACTATCTCGAGGATAGTGCGACTCGAGTAAGTATATTTATACTATGCCTACTCTTTTATCAGCGTTCCGTTGATCACCATTCCGTCTATAAACGGAAACATCATATAAGCATCCTCTGTACTAGCTACTATGGG